ATGGAGACATTTGCCAACATTTTGTTTGTCAGCGGTCTTTTGATGGGTTTTGGCTGCTGCTTTTTGGTAGCTGCCGCAATTATGGCTGTGGTGCTTTTAGATGATTAAACGGTTTTGCACTACCTGCCAACGTAAGAAGCCGGAAGAAGGCGGGTATAAACAGCCAGGCTTGATGCGGGGTTGGCGTTGCGAAGATTGTCTGAAGAAGCGCAGCGTCAGCCCCTACCTTTCCCAAAAATCTAAAGAACTGCGGGGCTTATCATGAAAAAAATACTTTTAGCTTTACTGCTGGTTTCCAACGCTTACGCCGAAGATTGGTTTGAAGGCCCAAATAAAGCCAACGGCAAAATAGTTTTGCTAACCCTGCCTTGCACTCAAAGGCCAGACGCAACTACCCTAAAATTAATGTATTCCACCGGCGACAGCGGCAAAACCCTGTGGGGCTGTTGGAATTACTGGTCAGGCGCAGTTCATGTAGTTTATGACGCTGGCGACACTTACACTTACCCGCCCGAACTCTTTACCTACAAACAATCCAAGTAATTACTTGTGGCGAAGCTTTGGTATTGGGTGTGCTGAATCCATAGGCATCTTTTCATGCCTCTTTAGTTCTTTATCTATGGCACTAACTTTTTGCATTTCCTTCTGGAAATCTTTTTTAACGACGTAATTTGAATCATTGTCTTTTTTTGATTCGCCTTTGGTAATCTTAAAGTTAGTTGCCATGTTAGTTCCCTAAATAAAGTGAGCGTTCATCTTTGCGGCGGTTTTCAAGCCCTTTTAAGACTTTACCACCGCCCTTACAATACTTCAAAAACTCGTCGGCAGCACCTTGGTAATCACCGCGATTATGCTTTTGTCTGAGTGTGCTGCGCTGTAAAGTGCCAAGCCCGACGTTAAAGCTGAAGCTGACAAGAGCATCCATCCAGTTTTGATTACTGCCAGCACTAGGGCAATATTTAAGAACTCCGCGCACAAAACGCTCAAGGTCTTTTGCCAGAATTGCATCTACTTCTTCCCTCGTAAATAATCTATTGTCTGCCGGCTTTAACTCAAACGCCGCACGATCTTCCAACTTCATTGCCCCTTGTTCTGGATATAGAACGTGTCCTGTGCCTATAGTCCAAAGCTTTGCGGGGCAACGGTAAGGCTTCAGCTTCGTGCCTTCATGGTGCTGAATCATTTTTAGTGCTTTGCTTGATATTCCCATGCTATATTTATTACGTTAGGGCGTTAAGCCAGCGTTTGAGGATGCCAATGCGAGATTTTTTCTGGCTTTCCATCTCGCCCATGTCAAAGGCCAAATCAAGCCCTAACACTATTTACCAAAAGCTCTACCGCCAAAGTGAAACGCAATAATCGAAGCGAACAACGCTTGTGTTTCGTTGTCCCAAAGCTGGTCAGCCAACACATTGAATTCAACGCCGCTGCTAATGCCCTTGTAAGCTAATGTAGCGTCTATAGCCACAAGCAAAAAGAAGAACCCATAGGTAATAACAGGCCTGACAGACGCACGAAGGTCTTTCATCCATTGGCTAGTGCCTTCGTTCAAGCTTGTGTCATGCGCATATATAGCAGCCATTTCAGCCTGTTGCGCACCAATCAAAACCTGCTTGTTGTCAGCTTCCGTTTGCGTCTTAATCTCGTCTAACTTTATTTCTTCTATGTGCTGCTGTGCTGCGTAACCCGCCGCCAGTAACTGCATTTCGCGCTCTGTCTGCATTTGCGCAAGCTGCAATTCGTGTTTTTTGTCTGACCTATCTTGCAAGAAATCAAATATCTTAGGCAAGCCGCCCATTAAGAACGAAATCAAAGTGCTGACAATTGTTAACATTATTCCCCCTGCATCTCTAGTATTATCTTTGCCCGAAGTTCACGCATTTTCTTTATTTCTTCCATCGCCTTAATCGTTGCGTTGTTCATGTCAAGATACATTATGCCCATGACAGGCAATGCAATAACTAGCACAATACACACGACCACCAAGGCAATGAGAAATGATAGCGGTACGTCTGGCTTGTTCTTATCAGTATCATCACCCATAGGAACCACACTAGGACGAACAACACCGCCAAAATGGAAGTCAGTTGTTCCTTTACCTTCCTTTTTATTTTTTCTCGTCGCCATTTAGCTACCTGCTGCTTATGTAACTCTTGACGTTGTACCTCTGCACGTTCTGCCTTAATCCTATCCCGCATGGCTTCAAACTCCGACCAAATTGCCCCCAATTCTTTAGGTGCGGAATATATGAGCGTTTCGCGTAACTCTGTTTCTAGCCTTATCATTTCCTTTTGCGCCATTACCCTGTTAAACGCTTCTTGGTTTACAGATAGTTCAGGGTCACGCGCCTTCTTACTTTTTAATTCTTCCTCATGAACGTGCTTTTCTAGTTGTTCATGCGCTTTAAAAAAATGCCCTAAATGGCTGCTAATGTCAGCAACAACATCCTTAGCTTTACCGTAAGCATCGACCAATTCCATGCCATCCGCTTTAGCTGTTTGGTACAACTCACAACCTTGCTTGATAGCAGAAGCAGCCAGTTTTGCAGCCGCAAGAATAGTAAGCGGGTCAATTTTTTGTGAATATGTGAGTTATGTAACCAGACACAGCACTAACAGCAGAAACAAAGACCATGCCGAACCACATGCCGCCACGACCCTTGTTAGCCAACGCAAGCAACTCTTTTAAATCTTTGTCCATAGAATCGACTTTTTTATCCATCGCTTCTACTTGAGCAACTAGCTGACCATATTTGAACATATCAACGTCTGACATTTCCCGCACCTTATGTTTTCTGAATGAAAGCTAAAGCATAATAAAGCGGATTGTTTGTTCCAACGGATGTAACCACGCCGGATGACGCAAAGCCGCCATTGTTACCGACCGAATAGCTAGTGCCAGCACCGACAACAAAACGATCACGCAAATCAGGCGTTCCATTCGTACCATCGCAAATAACATAACCGGAAGGAATCGACCCTATAGAACCACTCCACATGATAATACCGCCTGTCGGTACTGGAGTAACCGACGGTGCGGAACCTAAAATGCCATACAAATTATCGTAAGTGGCAATAACGACGTTGCTGCTATCCGTCAAAATAAACTTATAGTTGCTGCTTGCTGTTAGCCAGATTTCCTGCGGTGGTCTGCCATCCGTACCCAAAACAATAGGGTTGGTGTTGGCAATCGTACCCGCCGACGTTGTATAAGTGTTTTGCGGCGTTGTTGTGCCAGCTTGGTAAGTATAAATAAAACCGCCAGATAGCGGCTCACCTAAAGTTGTAAAGAACTGGAAACCATTGCCGATTGGCGAAAGATTGACGCTCATTATTTTCTGCCTTTTCTAAAGTTTTCTTCCAATTGCTTTTGTAATCTTTCCGCTGCTTGTCGTTGCGAACGGCCTTTTAAAAGACCGCTTGTCTTGCCGCCAATAACTTCGCCAATAGCCGCACCTGCAGAACCGCCAATAGCAGAACCAGCAGCAGCACCCGCAGTAGGCAATTTCTCAGCAAGACGCTCCAACCTAGACGCTTGCAACGCTGCGCCTTCGTAACCATGCGTAGGCATTAATTGCCCTGCGTAGTTTAACTTGTGGAAAGCTTGAACTTCTTCAGGGTCAAACGCATGACGTATCTTTTGATCTAAAGCATTCATGCGCTTGTTAGCACCAACAGCACTCCATTCGCCTTTATTGCCAGCACCGGCTTTATAAATATCTCTAGCTAATGCACCTGTCATTTCGCTTTTTGCAGCCTTTGCCGCTGCAATAACTTCTTCAGGAACGGCAACCATTTCACCTTTTATTTTTACAGAACCTTTGGAAAGTTGGTCAGCAGTATCGTAAATGTGTCGCCATTGGTCAAACGGCATACTGTTTAGCTTTTGCGGTATAGCTTCAAACGCCGCACCTGTCTGCACACCGTTAGGGTCTATTTCACCAAAAATAGTTTTGATGCCCTTAGAACCAAACAATATTTTTTCTGCTTCATGCATCCTGTCAGCTACTTTGTAAAGATCACCACCTCCAGCGGCAGCAACGTCCTTATCAATAGCTTGATTTATCTTGCGGATAATGCTTGCGTTGTCTTTAGTCCAATTTGAATTTAAAGACTTCCTAACCGCATCCCACGCAGAAATAGAATTAGCCGGATGAAACTTGCCGACTTCATCTTCAAAGCCAACAGTTTTAGCCAATTCAATCAGTTGCTGTGCGCTTTTTGCAACCGCTTCATTTCCCTTTAATCCAAGGCCAGCCCTAAATTGCTTGTTCTCAAGCAAATCATCAACATGGCTTGTGTTAATAGGGTTGTCGCCTACTTTATCTTTCGCCGCTTGATAAAGATCGCTTTTCTGCTTTTTAAACCAGCCTGTAGCACCTTCGTCGCCAGTAAAAGCGTCGTTAATTGCCTGACCGCGTTCATAATCGCTATTGAAGTTTCTGTTTGCTCCGGTATTGTTTACGCGCTCTTGAGCATAGTTTGACAAAGCATTTTGCTCGTCTGCAAGCTGTTGTTTCAAAATCTGTGCCGCAGGTGTGTCAGCTTTCTTTGCAAGCGTGTATTCGCTGCGCAGAATATCCTCGTTGCCTTTTAAAACGCCCTCACGAATACCTGAAGCATCTTTTCCTAAAACTTCACTTAATATTTCAGCCCTAACATTTTGTTCAGTAGGCGAAACATCATTTCTAATTTTAGACAGTTTGACAGTTGGGTAAGCACCTGTAGTTTCTTCGCCTGTAATGTGACCGGCATAAGGATTAGCTTCACTACGCGCAGCACCAACTCCCGAAAGTTCTTGGGCTTCTGTTGGTTCTGGCCCATAACCTTTTTTCCTGCGCTCAAACTGCTGACGCATAGCAATATCAGCACTTGTTGGGACAATATCTTTAACAGCTTGTTTTGCAGCCGTAACAGCTTCAGCAGCTTTCGGCACAACATTTTCAGCAGCAGCAACCGCCTTGTTTACTACCTTACCGGCAAACCTATTTGCAGCAGGGCCAGCCGCAAAACCGGCAGTAAACATTAAATTTTGAACGGAAGCTTTTGGCAAACCTGTTTGTTGTGCAATCCAATCAGCACCTTTATCAAGATTTTCGCCAATAAATTGCATTGTTTGCTGACTAATTTCGCCTTTGTATTCCGGCGTTTCAGAAACACCAAAGGCTTGGCCTACAGGCTTTGTGTAAGGCTCTACAAACTGTTTATATGCTTCTTCCCTGCCACGTTCTGCTTGACCGGCCTTTGCCAGCCCTAGTGCCTCTAAACCCTTTACGCCGGCATAGCCAATTTCAGCCAAAGCAGTCCCAGGAAAAGCTTGAACGCCACCTAGAATGGTATCGGCTAAACCGGCAACGCTGCGACCAATCTTAGAAATAGTGCTAGTTTCTCTAGGATTAGTCGGCGGCATGTAAGGAATATTTCCGCCCTTTGGTTTTGCCGGTGCTTGGCCTTTGTAAATATCGCCGACCGCCGCTTCAATATCCTGAACGTCCATAACGTCGCTTTGAAAGTCTTTCATTGCGACAGCATGCACAGGGTCTTTTTTACCCATTGGCCTATGAATGCCAAACTTGTTCAGGAACTTTTCAGGAACGCTTGCGGGAATATCCAAAGCATTACCTGTTTCGTGCAAGCTTGTGCCAGGTGGGGCTACAGGGTTTGGATTGGTAGCACGTTGGTCGTAAAGCCGTTGTTGATCTGCTTTTGATCTAACCGCGCTAGTAATGGGCAAGTCTTTGCCAAACTCTTTGCGATAAGCTTCCTGCGCTTTTTGCACACGTTCCGCAAGGTCAGGGTTTAAACCTGTCAGATCAACAGTTTTAGATTTTGCTGCCGGCTTGCCTTTTTGACCGTAAACATCTCTTACGGCTGCGTCAATAGCATCTGCATTTAGTTCATCGACAGCCATTATTGCCCCTTAAGAACTGAGTTCATAAAGTTAATCTTCTGCAAGGCTTTCTTGTATTTGTCAGACTTAGGGCCACCCATAGAATCAACAACGTATTTAATGTCAGCTTTGTTGCCGTTCTTAATAGCGTCATAAAGCTGAATAGCTTCAACGTCAGCAACTTGTGACCACTTGTTTTGGAAATCTCTTGCTGACAGCGGGTCATTTGTTTTGTTAAACGCATTTTGAATGCCGCGATTAACCAAATCAGTTGCCGTAGCTAAAGCACGATTAACTCTTGCGGTTTTCTTAATTGCGTCAGGAGTCCATTCGGTAGTGCCTGACATTTGACCGGCAATTGCTCGACCCGCATCACTATTTAGGCCAGCACTTTGCGCAAGAGTAGAAGTCTGCAAAGCCATGTAATGACCAAGCTGGTTCAAGTTACTAGCCATATCGCCGCCAAAAGGCAACGCAGCATAACCACCGGTAAGGTTAGCTAAAAGGTCAGCACCTTTACCTGTCGCCGCTTTGTCAGCAAGTTCAATAATTTTATTGTTGTTAAACAATTGCAACGGAACTTGTCCAGCGGCATCTTGCGCATTTGTACGCATTTTGTTTGCCGCTTCATATGTTGCCGGCGTTTCACCTGGGCGCATCCGCGCCGGTGGTGGTGCTGCTTGAATTGGCGTAACTCTTTGTGCTTGTGGTGCGGTTGGTACTTCAGTCGTTGCTGCCGCTGGTGCTGCTGCTGGTGCGGCAGTTGGCGCAGGTGCTGACGGCGCAGCTTGTTGACCGCCAACAGCAGGAATTGTAATTTCTCCGTACACGCTACCGTCAGGGTTGTAAACAATAGCAGTTGGGTTGTTGTTTATATCAACGCGACCTGTTGGAACAACTTTTTGCCCTGGCTGTATTGTTGTCGGTATAGCTTTGCCGCCGCCAACTTGAATGTTTGGAGTTGAACCAGCAACAGAAGGAGTAACAACAACAGGTTTAATTTCGCTACCTGTATTAACAGTTTGAACTGAAGGCGCAAATTTAGCCTCTTGTTCTGCCGCACCTAACAATGATTGCGCACCACGAATAGCAGATTGAGAAATGCCAGGCCCTTCTTGTGCTTGGCTTAAAAGATTAATTTCAACGTCAATTAAGTCATGCAAATCTTTTTCATTCTTGTGCATGGCTTTCAAATGATTTAACTCTTGAATATACACTTTAGGGTCATTAACACCCATGCGACCAAGCATAGCCAAAGGCCCTGCAATAATTGCCCTTTGCGTTAATCCAAGTTTGTTTCTAGCTTCAATGCCCTTAGTTTGAGCCTCGCCAAGTGTCGTGAACTTGTTAATTACTTCGCCGCCAGTTAAAGGCGCAATGCTTGGAATTGACGAATTTAACTTGTCAATATCAATACGACCATTGGTTTGCCAATTGTTTGGGTTAGACAAAAACTTTTGCAAAGCTACTTGCTCTGCATTTGTTCGTTGCGCTTGCTCAAGATCAATGCCGCCTTTGCTAACAGTTTGTTGTGCTTGCTGAAGCTGCAAAGGATTCATTTGCATGTTCTGCTGCAAAGATTGCGCAGCACCCGCCATATTCAGCATGTCATTTAGGCTTGTTGGCTTTGTTTGTGGGCCTAAATTCAAATTGAAACCATAGTCAGCCATGATTAATCCTTACGCAACATTAGGAAATGTTGATGCGGTGTTTTGATATTGCGCTACGTTTTGGTTTTGACCCAAAATAGCCTGAAGAATTTGGTTCTGCTGATAGTTCTGCAAACCACCTGAAGCAGCATTAGCTACGCCTTGCAATCCCGCTGCTTGCGCCGCTGCTGACCCAACGCCCAATTGACCCGCTGCTGTAGTAGCCGCTTGACCTGCATTTGCGGCTGTATTGGTAGCGTTCTGACCAATTCCAGCTATACCCGCCAAGGTATTGTAAATTCCTGTGCGTTGATTCTGGAAGTTTTGGAATGCATTTTGATAAGCGTTGCCGGCATAATTTTGCGTGTAATCTTGCAAAGCTCGTAAAGCATTCCCGCCCATAGCACCACCAGACAGGTTTGCTTGACGTTGCGTTTGTTGCTGGCCTTGACCAAGCATGAACTGATAGTTAGGCGCAAGACCGGCTTGCAAATCCTGCGGCGTAAATTGGCGAGTTAAATAATCATTGCCAGTTTGTACGCCTACCGGATTTCCTAGCTCGTCATAAGCCATAGATTGACCTGGCAACATTGACCTGATCTGATTTAATGCTTGATACCCAGCACCACGTTGCGGAATTAATTGCTTGTTGATGGTATTAAACATCGACATTTGATTTTCGGCAGCTTGTTTAGCGGCATCAGCTTGACCACTTGCGCCAAGATAAGAAGCTAAAGCACCTGCACCAGAACCAAGCAAATTGTATAAACCATTATTTGCCAAAGCATTGGCTATCGCATTTCCAGCAGCAGCCCCGCCAGCACCCATGCCAATACCATTCGCAAGTGCGCCCCCCGCGCCAACAACATCACCTGTAGTTTTTAACGCTGCGACTTGTTGCGGGGTCATTGTAGAAGTTAATGCGCCTACCTGATTTAAAGGTAAGCCGGCAGCAGTACCACCGCCCAATAAACCCGCTGTGCCTAATCCTGAAGCTATTCCGGCAGTTGTTCCAAGAGTTGCGCCAGTACCACCAAGCATAGTGCCAGCCATTGTGCCGGTTCCTAAACCTGCTCCCGCGCCTAAACCTAAAGTTGAACCAGCACCCGCCCCCGCACCCATAGCCCCAATTTGACCAGCTTCTAATGCCGCAGTAGTTCCACCTGCAAGACCTTGCAAATAAGGCGCACCAAAAGCAAGCCCAGCCATACCTAAAAATGGCCCAAATTCTTCCATAAAGCTAGGCGCATTTGCGTACCTTACCGCATCAAAATATTTAACTTCTGGCTGACCGGTTTCTGGATTGTTTTGCGGTACAAGATTCCCGCTGCCATCCGCTTTATATAAAACGGTTGCATGAGGCGCAGAATCGCCACGCGCAGCACCACTAAGCGCATTGGTTACTGAATAAAGGTCTTTGCCTTTTGCTTGCAAAGCGTCATAAAGCTTGGTTTTGTTTAATACATTTTGTGAGCCACCTATGCCTATAGTTTGTTTACTGTAATAAGCCGATGGGTCAATACCAGCAGCTTTAGCAGCATTAACAAAGTCTTGGTCAGTAGCAACCTTGCCTGTTACTGATTTATAACCAGTACCGCCCATGCCTTCAGGGGCTGAAATAATGCCGTAAACACCCGCACCGTTTAATACTCTGACCGCATCAGATTTTTGACCCCAACCTGCGTTATAAATTTGGTCACGAATATCAGAATTGAAAGAAGTTAATTCGTTGGTGCGTCTATTCTTAAACTGATCGTCAATAATAGATTGTTTAAGCGTAGGCAATTGGCTGCCGGCAGTCGCAGCCGGTGCTACTTGTGCAACAGGCGTAGATTGGGCTGGCTGCGCAGCAGGTTGTGGTGCTGGTTGTGGAGCAACTTGCGCTATTGGAGTTGGCGCAGGGGCTGGACGCAATGCGGATTCAGCCGAATTAAATGAGCCGGTTAAATCTCTAAAATTAATTCCTAAAGCATCACCCGCACCACTACCGTCGTTATAAACGGTGTATGTTTTCCCATCGGAAAACTTAACGTCCATAGGTGCGCCTTGGTTCGACACGCGAACCTTAGCAACAGCGTTGATTAGGTCTTGTTTAAGCTGCGCAGCAGTAGCCATTTAATTCCCCAATGATTTCAAGGATTGTAATACGGAACCTTGTACGGTTTGCCGCCTACGGTAATATTTATAAAGCCAACAGGCGCAGTTGGTAAGGCCGCAGTTCCAGCACTTGCCGTAGGTGCGCTAGAGTAATTTAGCAAGTTCAAAAAGAACTGTTGCCAAGCCCTTGTCGGTCGGTTTGTCGTTTGGTCTAGGAACTCAGTCTGTGGGTACGGCTGAATTGTTGACGTATTTTGCGTAATGCTCATTAGTTGTCCCCAGCCGAAGATTTCAGGTTTGCAGACACAATTACCGCCCAAACAGGGTCAGTTACCGCAACCTCAAAAATACGGTCACGCGCTGTACCCAAACGCCGCCAAATAGCTCGATTAGTGTAGCGACCAACAGAACCAATACTTACCCAATATTCTTTTGACCACGTTGAACCACCGTCATTTGACCAGCGCAACATTGCCTGTGGGTTGTTGGTTGTAGTTCCTGTCAATGTTGTTGACGTTCCAATAACGTAAATGCCATCCACCGGAATAGTTAATTCTTGCGTAGATGCAATTGTATAGCTGTCGCCTAGATAAACTGCGCCAGGGATTAACGAACCGTTGGTTGTGGATAAACCTGTAAAGCCAACGCCAGGCTGAAATTGTATTTGTAGTTCGTCAAAATATTCACGTTGGAAATCAGCAACCAAGTGCGGCGCACGACGCATTCTGCGAATAGTCTGACCGTCATCCGTATAGTTTTCCGAATCTAATTCGTAAATCTTGCCGTTTTCATAGTCGCCAACCAAAACCATGCCCTGAAACACAGTTGCGCATTGCCCTCGATGCCTTGCATAAGTGCCTTCAGCAGTTAAATGCAGCATCTTGTGCCACATTTGCGAAGCCATGTCATAGCACCAAGTAAGGTTTATCGTTGGGAACGTCACGACGTAGCATTCGTGACCTTCTAACTGGTAAGTCCAAGCTATTGCATCGTCAATGTACTGATTGACCAACGATTGTTCTACAGCATGAGTTGATATGCGGGTTGGCTTGTAGCCATCCATTTGCATAATCTGACCCTGACCACGACTGTTGCGACTTACATAAGCAAACGAATTGCCTAGCCTTGAAAGCGAAAACTTAGCCGCACAACCATGCTGCGTAGAAGTGCCTGGGATTCTTTGGAAAGGAAATGGCGTAGTTCCAACGTCAACCCATACTTCGCTAGAAGCTTCGCCCAACAAATATATTTCGCGGTGGTCAATAATTAAAGCGACAAGATCATCCGGCGCACCGTCTTTGCTACCAAAGCTTAAACCGTTAGAAATTGGGGACAAAAGGTCAGAAGCACCAAATTGCTGCGTGTTTGGGTTGTTGTAAACAAAATAGTTGTCGTAAGTTCCAACCGTATTGCCGCCGCTAAATGCTCCGTCCGTAGAAGGCAAAACCGTCCAATTCAGCGCATACATGGTTTCCGAACCAACTGCTTGCGTAAAATTTACGTCATACGTTCCAGTTCCACCGGTTCCGCTACCAAACGCAGTAATGATAGTGTTAGGCGTAATACCCGCGCCTTGGATAGTTTGGCCTAAATATAACGTGCCAGTAATAGCAGTTACAGCAAGCGAATTAGCGACCAACACAGCCGTTCCCGCTGCGCCCGAACCCGAACCACCAAGGCTGTCAGCAAACGTGACTGTAGGGGCTGTAGTGTAGCCAGAACCCCTGTTTGTGATGGTTACTTCCGTAATCTTGCCGCTGATCTGCGTTGGCACTCCAGTAGCCACAACGCCAGCATACGTTAGCGTTGTCGAACCGTTAGCAGCCGAACCGCTTGTGTGCGTTGGGGCTGTTGAGCCTGTCGTACCAGCACCGGTTACGGTATAAAGATTTGCACCGTAATAAATTTGATCGTTTAGCGCAAGCGCAGTCGTTGCAATCCATAACGTGCCAAAGCTGACTATTGGGTTTAAATAGCTACTGCCTTGGTTGGTAATGGTTACGGAATTAACGCCGCTAGAAATAGAACCTGTCAGGGTTGCAGCTACCGCAGCCGTATTCATATCACGCGCTGTCAGCGTTTGCGACAAGTTGACCGTATAAGTGCCAGTACCGCCCGAACCAGAACCAAGCGCAGTAATAACTGTTTCGCTAGTAACGCCAACACCAAAAAGAACCTGACCAACGCCAATTGTGCCGCTAGACACGTTTGTAACGGTTAGGGTTGTGCCAGATATAGAACCGACAAAAATCGCTGTGTTAGGCGTAGAAATGCGCCATGTATAGCGGTAAGCACCGTCAACAATATAGACGTTCTGACCGTTGTCAGTAATGCCAACAATACCTGTGGAAGTGTTTAGCTGACCAATAATGCTAGGCGTTAGGTTACTGGTAAGAATGTAAACAGACGCACCGCAGACAGCAATCATGTACTCGCCACCGGACAACGTGCGAACGCCACGAACTTCGCCCAAAGCACTTAAAACGGCTTTGGTGGTTAAGCCTGGCGTTGGATACAGCGCAACTACGCCCCTTTGCCCCGCTTGCTTTAGTGGGTCAATCTCAGGTCGCCAATTAATACATTCCTGCGCATCTTGATAGATCGAAGGTGCTTCATAAGAAGGGCCAACAAAACCGAAATCAGGCATGGCTTACCCTTAATTAAAAAAGCCGCCAGTAAGAATCCAACCAGCATCCTTTTGCTTGCTTACCATCAACGAACTTGGGTAATTAGCAGTCTGCAATGGCGACATATTTGTTCGTTTGAGCGTTGATTTAGCCTGTGCCGCAAACTGCGTAATCATCGCAATCTGTGTTTGTGAGTTCTTGCCATACATAGGCATTAGTCGTTCAGCCAAGCACCAACGCAAAGCCATTGTGTAGCCTTGCGGCAATACGAAATTGTCTTGCAGCGTAGCAAAGCGACTGAAAATAGTATTGGCAAACATGTGTAGTTCGCCCTGACTTGGATTAGGCCAAACAAACAAGTTGCCTGATTCCTCGTTTGGGTTAAAGTAAAGTGCTTTTGGCCAAGGGCCGTTTAGCGTTTTCAAACCAATTTGTTCGTACTGCTGAAGCGCAAGAATAGCTACTGGATAATCCAAACCGCCGCCCTGTATAGGCTGACCGTTTGACGTTGTGTTAATCCGCACAAACGCAGAATCAATATACAAAGGCTTTTGGTAGTAAGCCGTTAGCGTTGTGGAAGCTACAGTTTGCGGAATGCTGACGCGATACGTTCCTTGCTCATTTACGTTGCCGCCAGCACCAGTAATGTTGTTGATAATCTTTGTGCCGGCAGTAACGCCTGTGCCGGACAAGGTTTGACCCTGCGCAACAGCACCCGACAAAATGCCGCTGACCGTCAAAATATCGTTGTTTATAGACCCTGTAAATTGCGCACCAACAAAGTTTTGTGTGCTTGGGTTAGGGCCTAATGTATATTGAACTTGTCCAGAAATCAGCGTGAATATGATCTCTGTAACATTAAACACCATCATGTTTTCGTTTGACCATTGATCTACTAGGTCGTTCAGCATGAATAAAGCATCCGCAGACGCTTCCGGTGTTGGTGTTTCGCCAGCTTCTAATGCGCCAATATCCTTCAAAGCTGCGCTAATGATCTCAATTGGCTTTGTCATTACTTATTCCTCTTTGGGTTGTTCTACTAGCTGCGGCTGAACTTGCTGGTCAATTTTTATCAATAATCCTGCGACCGTCTTATAAGGCAATTCCCGCAAAGCTTCCGCAATAATCTGCATCTCTTGCAGACTAAATTGTAAATTAACTATTTTCATGTCGGTAGTTTAAAAGTTGCTGGCTTCCAAGGCAAATTTACAGACGTTATTTCTAATGCGTTCATTTGCTCTTGCAACCTTGGTTCAATAATAGGCATTGCAGCCTTGACCCAATTAATGACGTTTTCTTCTGTCAAAGATTCAATAGGAACGCCATCACTTGAATCAAAGTAACAATACCCTTCGGTTTCTACTTTCTTGCCGTTTAACTCTAATTCAGCGTGATATTTGACGTTTTTAATTACGCCATCAACCGCTTGCATATCGGTAATCGTCCAATTAAACATTACAAAGCCCCAATATCTTGGCTAGTCAACGCAACAATTTGGGTTGAGTCAAAGCTTTGTACTTGCTGCGAATCAATACTCTGGATTTGCACAGAATCAATAATTTGAATTTGTTCTGGCACTATTTCTTGAATTTGCTCTGTCTGCAAAATATGTTCAACCCATTGTTCAGTAGATTGCGACCATGACCAATTACCCTGTGGTTTTGGGTCACGAATAACCCAGCCTGGTGGATACCACCAAACCACCTCTTTACCCGCAGGGCATTCAGGTTGGTCAGGGACTTCAATCCATCCTTCTGTACCGTCAGTTTCAGGCTTTGGAATAGAACCGTTTTTAGAAAACATTTGTCACCTATTGAATCGGGAATGCTGCGGCAGGAGGCGTAAAAGTTGCTGTATAACGCGCAAAACCTTTTGTTACACGAAAATCGTCAATATAACCATTGTAATTTGCGGCATTATCAAAACCAGCCGCAATAGTTATACGACCTGGGCAAGTCATAGCACCTGTATAAGTAGCAGTTCCGCTTTGAACACCGTTAATGTAAATTGCCAAAGTACCTGAAGCTCTTACAAACGCCACATGCGACCAAACATTAGCAGCTATGGTAGAAGTACTAGTAATTCTATCCGCAGCACTTGAATATATTTTTAATGTGCCGCCGTTTATATAAGGCGTATAACCAGAGTCAGAACCAGAACTCCGTGTGTCCATGATAACTCTGTCTGAAGCAGGTATAGAATCTGGATTAATCCACATTTCTATGGTGAAATCCCCTGTACCAAACGATAAAAGATCAGTAGACCTTCCAATTAAATAATCACCACTTCCGTCAAAGTACATTGACGTTGTTCCCCACTTCGCCTGTGTCGTGCTTACCTGTGCATTGCCAACAGTCTCTAAATCATTCTTTGCAGCAGAGTCGTATATGCCAGCGTTGGTTCCCAACAAAAGCAATTGAGTGTTAGTTATTGCGGTTGGTGGTGTTAATGGTGGCGCAAATCCTGTTTGTGTTGGGTCGTAAGGAGTAGAGCCTACAACTAATCGAACATTAGAAATGTAACCAGTAAAATTTCGTGGTTCAGAAGCATTCGTAAAACCAATAGAGGATGACGAAGCAAAAGTGTTACTTAATGTTTGCGTTGCACTTCTTACGCCATTTAAAAATATAGCGCATAAATTTGATGCACCCCTAACTACAGCAACGTGATACCAAGTATTTACATACATTGTTGGCACAGTAAAGTTATATGCCGCAACGCCATAAGCATCGATTGAAATAGTTGTTGAAGAATTTATCCTTACTCCAAGAGCCGCAGTTGCTATCGTGTTGGCGATACCTAATAAAGTTGGAGTTGTTGACGTAAAATCACCGGTATTATAAAACCAGCATTCAAAACAAAATTGATTTGTTCCGATGGAACTTCCAGACCAAGCTAAATAATCTCCACTACCATCATAATAACCACTACCGCCTACTAGTGCGGCATCATAAGCAGCATCTTCAGTTTCTACAGTAGGCGCAAATGGAGTAGGCGAAGAAACTGGTTGAGCGTTACCGTATGAGGTAATCGTAGCTGCATTTGTGCTGTTATCTACAAACGTGCTTGATTGGCACGAAAGAAACTGTGTATTTGCTACCGCAGTTAAAGGCGAAGTCGGTGGCGTAAAGTTGGACGTATAAAGTGCCGAAGTAACTATTCTTAAGTTACTTATTACGCCGTTTATAGGCAATGGATTGCTTGCGTTAGAACCAACAAAAAGAGTAGAAGAACCAGAAATATTGTCTGAACTGGTTGAAGTTGTTCCTACTTGCGTTCCATTTACAAATAATCTTAAATCTGTACCCGAACGGCATACAGCGACATGATACATAGTGCCGACAACAGGACTCCATGTTTTTTCAAACGAAACATTTGAATTGCAAGAAAATTTAAGTGTTGTGTTGTCTTGTCTGTAAAGAAAAGCCCAGCCACCGCCACCGGTTCCAGCATCATAATTACTAGAAACAAACATTTGGGTAGAGGCAACAGTATTAAACTGAACCCAACATTCCATAGTGAACGAACCAGTACCCAAGTTCATCCAGCCAGCATTAGGAGCCGTTAAATAATCGCCGCTGCCATCAAACCAATTGCTGTAAGTTGTAGGCGTAATGTACGCAGGAGCAAATGGGCTAAAGGCTTGGACGGAAGGAGTGCCGTTAGCTGTTAGGGTAAAATTATTTGCGCTGTTATCAACAAAACGATTGCTTTGGCAAGTAAGTAGAGACACAGACCCCGATGGCACAGTTGCTGTCAATGGAACCGTACTAGGAGTAAAATTGCTTGTGTAAACAGCACCGCCTTTTGTTACTCTTGCATTAGAAACGTACCCTGTAAAATATGCATTTGTTCCATCAACATCAAAACCGCGCCCAATATATAAAGGGCCATTAGATAAATCTGTAGCAAGGCTCGAACTAATGGTAGCTGTTGCATCTTGCGTACCATTAATATAAATTTTTAAAGAAGTTGTTGAATCTCTAACTACAGCAACGTGCGCCCAAGTATTGTTAGCAATTGTGCTTGTTGACGCTATAACAGGGTCGCCACCACCACCCATGTAAACAAATATTTTATTGTCATATCCAGTATTATCGTATCGAATGCTTAACGCGCCAGGGTATCCTGACGAACTTATAATCCCTGGGTATGGAACTGTTTGGTTTGGAGCATTAAACCAAAATTCAACGCAAAAATTGCCAGTACCAAAATCAAAAGCCGCATTGTCTGAAATAGATAAATAATTTGACGCGCCACCAAAATAATTACTCCAACCGGTTTGGCTGAAAGGCGTAAATGTGCCTTGGGTAGTATTGCCGTTTCTTGTAATGCTAAAGTTGTTGCTTGAACTATCTAAAAACGTGTTGTTCTGCGCACCATTAGTCGCAGTTGTATTTAATAACAACGTGACAAGGTTGAAATAAGCGTCTTTAACAGCCGCCGCCGCACCTAAAAATAGCGTTTGCAGAATTCCCGACATTAGGTCACTCCATTGCCAGAAATTAACCAAGTAGTAGAAGTCATTTTTATTGCTGTCGCAATACCGTATTGAGCAAGCGATCTACTGCCGGTTGCGCCAGTTCCCGCCAAATACATTGTGTCACTTGTGATCGCAATCGTTACCACTTGGCTAGTCATGTTAATAAACGTAATAGCTGTGCCAAGCGCATAAGGTACGTTTGCATTGCTATCAATCGTAAATGTTCGTGCGTTTGCGTCTGTAGATGGATGGAATATAACCTTGCCAGAATCAGCCGCAACAGTTGTATAAGCAGCAGATTGGCTGTTAATAGGAATATTCCTAAAACCTACAGAGTTGGTTCCGTCAACCGTACAACCTGACAAAGTTCCCGACGTTGGCGTTCCCAAAACAGGAGTTACAAGCGTTGGCGAAGTAGCCAAAACAACGCTGCCGCTGCCTGTAGTAGCTGCAAGCATAGTCGTTGTAACTGTGCCTGTGTCGCCAGTAGTAACCATGTTGCCGGCAACTGCTGGCACGTTAATACTATACGTTGATGCGGTATTCGGGCCAACAAGATTAACTTGACCGCCTAAAGCCGCTTGAAAGACTAATTGACCCATGTCATTTCCTTATGGAGCGATAATTAATTGTGAAGCGGTCAACGCTCCGGTTGAAGGGTTAAATTGCAACTTTGTCGATGAAACGTAAGTTGTTGTCAAATTACCTGTCGTTTGGTTTGCAAACATCAAATAACGTGTGCCGTTAGTAGTTGTGTCATCCGTCACCGTTGCGTAAGCAGTCGCAGCCGCCCAAATAGCAGGTGAACCAGCACCGGCAGACGTTAAAACCTGACCTGCTGATCCAACTGAACCATTAGCCGAAACCGTTGAAGTCGTTGACAACGTAGTAAATGAACCGGCTGCGGCAGTAGAACCGCCAATAGCCATGTTGTTAATTGTTCCGGCTGTCGCAGGATTAATGGTTAAAGTGCCAGTACCTGTCGGTGAAATTTGAATTGATGCGTTGGCAGGGTTCATATTGAACGCACCGTCAAGCGTCAAATTAACGCCACCACCACCGCCCCATTGCAAACAATTACTGCCGCCAGACGTTCTTAACGCACCACCGGCAGAACTAACCGCATCAAAAAACGGACTAGCAACCCTTGTGCTGCCTGTAACCACAGTTCCAGTTATCGGGCCTGGCGACGTAAAAGTTCCAGTTGAATCGGCAAAACTCCAAGTTCTATTTACAGCACCTGTTGTGCCAGTTTTAACATTGACAAGACCATCACGCAAAGAATTAAGATTTGCGCCACTAGCTAATGACAAATCCAATTGGTTGCCGTCGTTAGTGCCGCCAACAATCAAATATTGATTAGTGCTTAATTGACTGCCAAGACTAGCAGTTGTCAGCGTCATGCCTGTTAGCGTGTTTGTCCAAGTAGGAGCAGACGCACCAGCAACCATTGCATAATTTGTCGTGCCAAGACCTAAAAAAGTTGTTGCACCAACAGCAGATTGGTAAGGAACCGAACCTGTAGCACCACCTGCAAGGTTTGTCGCAGTCGTTGCACTTGTTGCGGTTGCCGCAGTACCACCAATAGACAAACCGGCTGCTGTGCCAGTTAAACCAGTTCCAGCACCAGTAAATTGCGTGTTTGCTGTAACTGTTGTGCCTGTAACTGCGCCAGCGGTTGTGCCGCCAATTGTCGTGCCGTCAATCGTGCCGCCTGTAATTGCAACACTAGCAGCCGATTGCGTTGACATTGTTCCAAGACCAGACACTTGCGTATTAGCGATAGCAATAGCCGTATTGGATGCCGCTGTTAGCTGACCTTGTGCGTTTACTGTGAATGTTCCAACCTGCGACGCAGAGCCATAACTAGCCGCAGTTACAGCCGTATTTGATATGCTGAATTCGTTTGCGTTAAGACTAAGACCTGTGCCAGCCGTATAAACAGCCGCAACGCTAAAGTTTGACCAATTAATGGCTGTAACGCCAAGAGTGCCGCCTGGCTGTGCTGACGAATACCACGCCGAACCCGCTTGACCGCCTGATTCAACAAATACAACTGCGCCTAAATACTCATCCCAAGTATCAGCGTCAGAAGCACGACTCCAAGCAGAAGCAGAAGCGACATAAATACCGTTTTGTGATGCGGTTGATTGATTTTTGACTAAAACACGCTCACCGGCAGTCAAAGTAATAGTGTCAACTGTCAGCAAACCAGACAAAGTCGGAATATTTGCTGTACTAGATGCCCTTACCGCTTGTTTCCAACTCAATCCGGCAGCGACAAAGTCAACATAAGCCTTGTTTACTAGGTCATTGCTGCCGGTCGGAGTTGCTGAAACAGTTCCAGACGTAAAAGCAGCCGTTGATGGACTTGTTGCCCCAATGGTTGTGCTGTTTATCGTGCTGTTTGTGATCGTCAACCCGCTTTGAATTGGGTTGATATTGGCGTAAAACTCGCTGCCGGCAGGGCCAATTAGGCTGACCAACGTGTAGTTGGGTTCAGGGCCAAACACGCCCTGTACCGGAACAATATTAATTGTGGTGCTTTTGGCGACTTCGTTGGTCATAACGAATCCTTACGACTGATCTGCCATAGGTGTAATGTAAATAGTGCCTGTGCTTGCGCCAGAAGCTATAGCAGTTACCGAAAATGAATTAGGTGGTACGGCAACAACCATCGGCGAAGGCATCGCAATGCCCAACACAATAGTTTTAGTTGGCGAACCAGCAGTCGGCATAACCGCAGCGTCAGCAGAAGTTGGAGCAATGTTTACAGCTACCGGAAAGCTATTTGTATTCAAAAAGCCGCAGTAGTTAATTTGATCGTTGCCAATTGGCGTGACTGTCAGCGCAGAAATAGACGTTGAACTAATACTAGCCGCATAAGTCGGGCCTATTGGACGGAAAACGGTGGTATTTGCCATGATTTTTCCTTTAAAAACGCCACTATTTTAAGCGTTTTATACAAAAAAGGGCGGTTTTTACGCCGCCCCTTTTATCTTACTTGCTCACATTAAGCAGCAATCAAACCCAAGGATTTGAGTGCCTTAACAACGTCGCCAATTGTGTAAGCTGTCGAACCTGTGCCGCCAGTAAACGTAGTGTTTACATAAACAGCAGTAGTCGAACCAGCGGTCACAGTTGTTGTGTTGCCAGCGGCTGTCGGTTGAGTTACGGCAGTTACGCCGAAAAAGCTAACAGGGCCACCATTAGGGGCAATAGCTGTACCGTCGGTCGAATCACCGTCGATCAGATAATGCGGACTAGTGGTAGAAGCTGGGCCGTTGTTTGTGTAAGTGATAGGAGTGAGTGCCATAATAATTTCCCCTTAAATTAAGCCGCGATACGGCAAGCGAGTTCAGGATACAACGGTGCCCAGCCATACAAAACATCAAGTCTTGTCGGAATGCTATCGTTGTTAATCGTATATTGCCTCACAACACGCATGGATAGACCGATTTCCTTGTCGCTTGCACGACCAGCAAAGTGAACGCCTTCTGGCAACTCCAGGTCAGCCGTAGCTAATGTAAAGGCATTGCGGTGCATCAGAATGTTCTGAGGCGAAACGATACCGGTGTTGTTGAAAGGAGTAACAGTTTGTGAACCCGACGAAGTAACCGACACGTTCTGGAACTGACCGGCTGTGATAACAGCAGGAGAAACAGTAACGGTTGCAGTACTACCGGAACCAATAGCAGTCGTTGCAGTAACAACAAAGTTACGCAGCTTGTTTGAACCGTATGGTTGGCGGTTCTGTGGGTTGACAGCGTAAACGCCAGCGATTTGGATAACGTCGCCTTGGTTCAGAGTAGCAGCAGCACTTGTCGCGCCAATAGTGATTGACGAAGTAGAAGCCCAACCAGTTGTCAGGAAGCCAGTTGCAGTCGTTACGTTGCATGACAAAGTAGCAGAAGCGTATGAACCAAAAGTTTGGTTTACAACGTTCTGATCTAGTTTCCAGTTCATGCCACCAGAATCACGACCCATCAAGCCCTTGCGGTACTGTGCTGAAACGGCTTCTTGTGGAACAAACAGACCCTTCAAGCTATCAACAATAGTAGCTGAAGTGAACGGCTCAACGATACATGAACGACGACCATCACGCGGTGCGCCTTCAGAATCAAGATAAGCAGCAGCGGTCAGATATGTAATCAAACCAGTTGGCGGCGTGCCAGCAGTACCGACGATATTGGCGGTATTGTTTTTAGCCATCAACAGACCGTCGCGGTCTATCTTATTTGCTATAGCGGCAATTGCCGGTTTGAGAACACGATCTGAAAACATGTCAAGGCTCAAAGCCAAATCTTGAGTCGTGAACTGTGTGTCAACGTGGAACTGTGTACCCAAAGTAACAGGCACAGAAGTTTCGTTGAAATCTTCAACATTCAGCGCAGGGCCAGTAGTACCAATAAAACGACCTGGGCGACGTACATTAACGGTCGCGCCAATCTTGCCGCCAACTACCGCGAACTGATCGTCGTAGTTACGATCTACCTCGCTTGTGAATGTCAATTCATTCTCTAAAACCATTAACGCCTCGTTAGTGATCTTGCTAATGGTAAGTAAAGTATTACTCATGGTAACTCCTTAAAAAAAATTGATTAGCTACCGAATCTTACCCGCTTGCCGCAATGCTCTCCATTGTGCCGGTGTACCTGTAAATTCTCCGTTAGAAGAAATAGGAACATCTGCCATATTGGTAGCACCACGAATCGGATTGATCGGTGGCGGTGCTTTGCTCGTTCTTACCGCAGGAGATTTTTCCTCTGGCGAATCGCTGTAACGCGCTTCTAGCTTGCCCAATTCTTTAAGTGCTTGGGGCAACGGCATGCCGGCAACCTTCTTAGCGTATTCCTCGTTTTCAGCCAAGTGATAAAGAATCTTTGGCCCAACGTCGCTTTCGATAATGGCATCTCGTAAAACGTCGTGAATCGCAACGTCTGACGATGCTACCATTTGGTCGTAATCTGGCATCTCAGCTTTGGCTTTCTGAACTCGTTCAGTCCAAGTCTTAATGACTTCGTTCTGACGCTCTGCTGCCTTAGCTTGCTCAACCTGCTGCTTTTCAGCTTCAATCATTCGCCTTGCTTCAAACTTAGCTAAGTCCTTTGCATACTCAAAGGCATCGCTATAGTTCTCAGGCATTGGCTCATCATTTGAAACCGTCTGCTGCTGTTGAGGCTGTTGCTCCAACGCCCTCAAACGTGCTTCTAAAGCTTCGCGCTGCTGACGTTCATTCGCCGCTTCTTGTTTTGCGGCATCACGCGCTTTGCTTAACTCAGAAAACCGTTTTTCAAGCTTTGGGTTTTGCTTCTTCGGTTTATCTTCTGCTTCCGCTTGCGTTTCTTCCCCGACTTCCGGCTCTGGCTCACTCTGCGCTTGCTCTACAACCGGCTCCGCTTCTACGGCCTCAGTTGGTGCATCGGCAGCTAATCCAAGCTTTTGGGCATGAAACTCAGCTAAATTTTCACTCGTTACTACGTTTGACGCTTCTCTTACATCGGACATGAGTTTCCTCAAGAATTTACCCAGTTTGCCTAACTGGTAAGGTTTTGCTAATACTAACTTGGCTTAATCTATTGTGCAAGCGGGTTTTGCCCCTGATCTATGTCTGAAGCAGCTTGCATAGCGAACTGCGCTTGTTCCGCATTCCTACGGTCAATTTCCATATTCAAACGGTTTGTGTCCATGTGGTGCAATAGCATTTGAACAATCGCTTCAATTTCAACCTTGTTCTGGCTAGTAATGGCTCTAGTATTTTGGTCATTGACCTTAACTTCAGCCATTGTTTCTGTGTTGTGCGCTTTGCTAGTCTGACGCATAAGTTCACGCTTGGTTTCTGCGTCCTGCTTAACCTGCTCAACGTCTGAACGGTATTTCATAGCCATTTGCATTGCTTGCATTTCCTGCTGCATTTGTTGCACTTGCTGCTGTGCTTGCTGCATAGCCATTTGAATCTGCGGTGGTACGTCCGATTTGTCATCAATCTGCGCAAGCGGGTTAGTAGCCGCTAAACGGTCAGCAATAATGTCTGCGTTCGGGAAGTCCATATTTCTAAACAACAGATCGCCGGCAACCTGACGCAATTCAGGGCTGCTTTCAAACAACGGCATCATCATGCCAACGGCTTCCTGACGCTTACTGTTGTAGCCAGGCCCTGTTTCCATCACAACATCATATTCGCCGACGGTTACATCATTCATGACACGACCAACAGCGTCGCGCTGGTTAATCGTCAGCAATTCTGGTTTGCCATCGTCGCCAATGATGCGCATGACGCGCTCTGTGTCGTAAATCTTTGGTATCAAATCAAGGCAAATCTTGCCCACATGACCGATTGATCTTGTCAGGTTGTCGTAATAGTCGAAGTTTGTCAGATCAACCTGTTGCTGTTGACCGTTCAAAGCCTTGCCTGAAATATTGCCTTGACCAAGCTGATTTGGGTCAAATATGCCCATTACGGCCTGTAAATCGTCATTCACCGACTGCGCAGCGGTAATTACTCCCGCCGGTGGTGGCTCAGGCTGCAAACGCTGCGGTGCTGGTGCTGGTCTGCCTTCAATATCTGTTTGCTTATAACGCAAGTAAGGCGTTGATTTAATGTTAGCCATTGCCCAATCAGATTCATGGCCTTCGTCTTGCCCTTCAGCCATAATCCACTTGGCTTTTGGTGCTAATGCAATGCTCTCAGTTAAGCTTGTCTGCCAGAAGTTATACATGCGTTGCGGGTCTTTGCCGAAGCGAACCATGCCAAACTTTTTGCGCTTATCGCCAGTTACGGTCACACGACCATAAACAGGGACTAACGGAATGTATTTGCCAGGCCAATCACGTTCTTCGATAACCTGATAAGCGGTCAGCTTTACCCACTTGATAACCTTGCGGAAGCTGTCGCGGCGGCTAATAACTGTGATGCCCTGCGCTGCCATATCTTCCTTGGAAGGCAAATCTTCCTCGAAAGCGTGTTGACCATTGGAAAGTAGGTATAGCTTAGATTTCTTGCGCCATGTGTAAAAATATTCAGCAATGCGAATATCTTCCTTACTAATCCATTCGTTCTGTGCATCGCCTGTGCCACGCTGCGTAAAGCTTGCCCCATCGTCATAGCCAGGGTAAAGCTTGCGGAACGTAGTCTTAGGCATCATGGTTGTGATTAGACAACGGTCAGCATCGGAACCATCGGGCGCAACTGAATTAGGGTCGTAATAGACAGTAAAAGGGTTATCTACTGGCTCGATTGTTACTTTCTGGTCAAAACTATCTTCAGAAACGTAATCGCAATTAACGCGAATGAAGCCCCAACCCATGCGGACAGCGTAATCAAAAGCTGTGTCGTAAGCGTGATCTGCATTGGAATCTACTTCAATATGCCGAATAACGCCTTGCACTACTTCTGCGTCGGCTGAATCTTGAACTGTGTTTGTAGCGTGAACTTTGATTCTTGGTCGCTGCTGACGCTGTTGGTTAGCAACTTGGCGGCAGTAGGTATCAAGTTTGTTGATGGTCAGGATTGGGCGTGATTCTAAGTTGCGGCTGTTTTGCAACTCTACAGGCCATTGGTCGCCGCCCACAAACTTCAAATCTTCAAGGGCTTCTTGCCGGTTCATTGTGTCGGCATCATTGGCAAACTTGAGGAACTCGATTGCCTCAGTAATGATCGGGTCGCCTACGCCTTTTTGATTATCTGCCATTTATGCCATCCAATGCTGTGGCGCAACTTGCATTTGTCTGCGTTGGCTGCGCCTTGGTTCACTTACCATCATTGCAACGTATTTGAAGGAATCCGCGCCATGACTGTAATGATCGTGTAGCGGCGTTCTGCCGAATTGCTTGGTATCTGGGTCAACTTCGTAACGATAATGCCGCAGACATTGTAATCCATCGGCTGTGTTTTCACGATCAAAATAACATTTTGGGAAGATTGTACGCGCAGCATTAATACTGTCAACAGTTGGCACACGATCTAAAACTCTAGTTTTATAACCTGAGTTCCTAACTATTTCTTCTATGGTCATGCCAGCCGCTGCAAGCGTCTTAGCTTTGGCATCATGTGGTAGCCAGATTGTGTCGTACACATAGCCAAACGTCTGCAATGTGGCTAGGTAATGCGTCATGGTCTTTTGCGTGTCTTGCAAAAACCTTATCAATCTTATTTCCATGCCGATATATTGCACGAACCAAATTGCAGTATGGTCTGCCCAGCCAAGATCGAATACAGCGTGAACTGGCTTGGTTGGGTCATACGGAACTTTGGTAATCCTGCCATCAAACTCTGCTTGCTGCATTTGTTCGGCGAAGATTGCACCGTCAACCGTAACCCTGCATAAGCCTTCCCAAACATTATTGTAGGCTTGTAAATCTCTAACTTTTAGCTGGTCTTTTTCTTCGCGCAGGGTCTTTGGAAACCAAGGGTTATCCGACCAGTTGATCTTCTGAACTATGGCGTTGTCGGGCGCATGAATCACAAACCGTTGGTAAGTCTCGTCGGTTTCCAACTCAGGGTTAAACGTAATCCAAATCTCGCTGTTTTCTTTACGGATGGTAGGAATAAGCGTATTCCAGCTTGACCGGCTAACCGTCTGCGCTTCCTCTACCCAGCAAATATCTACGCCTTCATAAGACTTTACGTTAGCAACATTGTTCTTAAGGCCAACGAAATTAAACTCTGAACCGTTCTTGCCCCTAATGGTTGCTTGAGTTACGTCATAAAAGGTTTCAAGCCCTAGTGCCAGTATTTGATCGCATAGCAGCTTATGAACTGAGTCTTTTAGGGAAGTTTGGAATTCACGCGCACACAATATGCGGAGCGGGTCTTTAGCGGCAAGGATTAATAAGGCTCTGGCTACGCCCCAAGACTTAGCACCGCCACGACCGCCAAATAAAACCTTGTACCTAGACTTTTCAAACAGTACCGACAGTTTCTCTGGAAATTCTGCCCTTCCTACTGCTTGCGCAACAACGTCAGTCATGCTGTGGCTTAATGAAAGTAACCTGAATGCCTTGCAGCAATGGTGCGCCTTCTGCGCCTGTTAGTTCTGTCTGCTGAACTGCTTTGCCATCAAGCCTGTCTAACAACTCTTTAACCGCCCAAGGCTCCATAGCTTCAGCGGCTGCAAATAAGCTTTCAGCTACATTGCGTAGCTTCTCTGGATTCTGAATGGCAATCTTACGCAGTTGGTCGTAAAACATTTTGCCCTTAGCTGCATTTGTATTGCCCAAAGGTGCGCCGGCTGACATATTATTTTAATCCTTAACTATTTGGTTTTCTTAGGTTTCTCTGCTGCACGTTTTGTCGAATAAGCAATAGCTACAGCTTGCTTTACTGGCTTACCCGCCTTTACTTCAGCTTTTATGTTTTCCTTAAAAGCTTTGTCAGATTTGCTATGCTTTAGCGGCATTTTATTTACCTTTTGCTGTCTTTGCAGATTGGATAAATGCTTCCTTAGTTGGTGCGCCTTTGCTGCCAACCTTGCGCATTCTTTCTACTGGCTTTCCCGCAGCTTTTTCAGCCTTGATGCGCTCTTGCTTCGCGTGAATATTGGCATAAAGCCCTTGTTTGGTAGCCATTAGCAATTCCAGTTCTTTAAACTAGCCTTTGCACGTTCTGCGGGGCCTTTAGCTTTCTTGACTACGCCTTCCATCCTTGCGCAGAAGCTTGCTTTCCTGCCTTCGTCAGCCTTTGTCTTTGGGTTTGGTGCTGGTGGCTTTAAGTTTGAGTTGTTCTTGGCGTTGTATTCAGCACGACCTTTAGCGGTCATACCCGCACCTTTTTCGGTCGGGTTGTAAGTCTTACCTTTGCCAACAGTCTTATGTTCTATTGGTTTATCGTGCTTTTTTGCCATGTAAACTCCAAGAAAAATGCCTGTCTTTCCAGGCTGTCAAATCTTGCGATTAGCTTGCTGAAATGGTTGCTAGTGTATCCACACGCTTCCAGTTAGTTCCGTCTGAAAACGCCATTACAGGGCTTCCAGCCGCACCGTTTGATACATAAATCAATTGACCGGCAGGGCTAACAGCAGGAACCGTAGCTACTGTGTAAGCCGTAAACGCAGCCAAATCTAACGCAGGGTCAGCATAAGCTACCCCAACTGCCTTAGTGTTGCTCATTTTGCATTCCTTCCTCAATAAAGCAAATATCGGCTTCTTGTATTAGCTGATATTTTTCGCCTTCATGTTCAATTAAAGGCCAATCAAGATAAGACCCATTTCCATACCGAACTTTGTCGCCTACCCTAGTTTCTACTGGTCTGCGGTTGCCTCGCTTGTCAAACTTGCCAGGCCCTACTGCGACCACTTCGCCCAAGTTAAACGCTTCGGTATTTCTGACAATCAAAATTTCGGATAGTTTCCGAACGTCTGGCTTGACCAGAATCCTATCTTGCATCGGCACAATCATTTGTAATCGTCGCGTGTGTGTGTATAGCAAATGCCAGCGGTGCGACCAGTATTAAACAACTTGTCTGAACCTACAGCATCCTCTTTACCCATAGCAACGCCACCAACACGTTTGCCCATGCGTTCACCCGACATATCAGCTTTCGCTGCACCCTTTGGTGGTGTAGCACCTGTGGTGCTTGGCACACCCTTCATACCGTCCATCTTGCCCATGATTTTTCCTTTGCAAAGAAAATAAAAAGTAGTATTAACCTGTCTTAACGGAATGTCAAGCAGGTAACGCCATTCTATGATATATCGACAACCCTGCAAACATAGCGGTTGCTGGCGTTCTTTGCCCAACCATGCACTTCAATCCTAATTCCCGCATCCCGAACTATTCCTACCGTTTCGGAATCCTGTATTTTCTTAATCCTAGCTAACACATTGCTAGTGCTAGTTACTTGCACCGCCAGCACTTCGCCCTTTCTTATAGCCAGAATGTCGCACCAGCCCCATAAATCCTGACGTATCTTCGCAAATGCGTTCCAACGCTCAACCACTACAGGCAAATAGCCCTGCTCTTTTAAAGCCGCTAAACTACGCTGGGTAGGAGTCATTTAGTAGTTCTGCTGTCCATGCTAAGAGTTCTTCCTCTGTCGTTTCGTGATACCTTTCCCAGCGTTTCCTGCCCATATTATGAATGCCAAAGCTCCAACGATGGTGCATAGGACAAAGACCAATAACAGGCGCATCATTACGTACACCGGCCCGCCGAATATGATGTATTTCACAAGCCGTTCCTTCGTAACCTAATTTCTTGCATAGAATGCAACCTAAGTCAGCAACTCTGCTGTAATGCTTCTTATTTTTTGACATTTAATCGCTTTGTGCTGCATGGTGCGCATAGCCAACGCCTAGTTTTGCCATTGGCTGCAATCTTCCAATAACCGCCAACCGTTTTCTTAGTTAGCCCACAATTGCTACAGTATCTTTCGCCGGTCGTGTTGTCTTTTGCCGGCTCCATTTCTTCAAATTTATTCAATCTGTTCTCTTATTACTCGCACCGGTATATCTGTGCGTTCGTGAATTCGTAAAATAACTGCGTCAGAAACAGGCGCACCATGCCGCAGTTTGCTAATGGTTGGAATGCCTAATTGTAGCAAGTGGGCTAGTTCTCTGTCTGTGTGTAGATCAAGTTCACGACGTAAAAAATCTAGCAATCGGTTGTCAACGTGCGTCACTCTCATAATGAACCCTTTCTTCGGTTAGCTGATAACGTCTGCCAAATTTCTGTGATGCGTATTTCGTGCTGGCGTTTGTTATCCAAAATTTTGAACTGCTTATAGTTTTCTACCCATTCAGCCACCGCGCTTTCATAACTTGGGCTGTCTATAGCTTGCGCTTCTCTTTCTGCCACCGTACCACTAGCAAGTAAAAATGAATGCGCCTTGGCCTGTTTAATGGCTTCTTCGCACCGTTTAACCTCGCCAGATAGTTCGGCATGTTCTTGGTCTGTCTTGCTCAAAAATATCAATGCTTTCTCAACCCGCGAATCGTTTAAGTTCTCAAGTTCCATCGCTGCCCCTTGTGCGAATAGCTGCGGCAATACCTTGCGGCGTTGCACGTAAACTACAATTGCTAACCATTTCAGCAATCGCTTCGCGCTCTGCTTTCGCAACTAATTCTGCAAATTTTTCAATGTTTTCAGGCATCCAAACTTGATAACCATTTGTTACGGTTGTAATTAATAAATTTGATTCAACAATAAGTTTGTTAATTTCTTCTTTAGTCATCGCCAATCCCCTTCATTTCCTCGATTACCTTTGTTCCATTGTTCTCGCGCATCTTTTTCTAATTTGTCGGTGCTTCGCCACTTCTTTACTTGTTCCAAATAATCAAGCATTGGTTGCCTACCTTTTACCCGCAACTGCAATACATACCTAACCTCACATTGATGCCTAAATTCTTCAGACGAATTCGGCACTTAAGATTCTCCATGCTTCTGCTGCACACAATGGAACTTGTCCGTTTCCAATGGCTTTAAGTCTGTCCACCCTAGCGGCCACCCCATCAGCCACTCGACCCACGTTGGGTTCAATGTGCCACCAATCGGCTTCTGTTCCATATGTTGAATTGCATTCGGCAATTGCCCCATGTGCGCCCTCAGCCCTTGTTCCATTTTCTTTGTTGTTGTCTCGAATCCGTTCGCTCCCTTGTAATCTCTCATTGTTGGGGTTGGCCAATTTCTCTGACCGACTATTGTTTCTAAATTTGGATTGCGTTTTTTGTTCCATGCTGATTCTTGCGTTATCGTCGCCGCCATTGCTGAACAACTTCTTGGAGTTGTCCAATTCTCTTTTTTCTTTTTCAATGCTTTTCTGCTGTTGCTCCCACCGTCCAATCCTGTTGTGTTGGGCGTGTGAAAGCTGTCCACGCCATTTGGCGACAATCCAGATTCGGTTCCTTTGATGGTTTGCTCCAACGTCTGCCGCTCCCAACACTCCCCATTGCGCATCAAACCCCATTGAGGCCAAGTCTCCAAGAACTCGTCCAAGTCCCCTAGAAGTGAGCATTGGTGAGTTTTCCACGAACACGAACTTTGGTCGTATTTCGTGAATGACCCTTGCCATTTCTGCCCACATTCCTGATCGCTCTCCGTCAATTCCTGCGCCCTTTCCTGCTGCGCTAATGTCTTGGCATGGAAACCCGCCAGATACAACGTCAACAATTCCGCGCCAAGGTCGTCCGTCAAAGGTTTGAACGTCATCCCAAATCGGGAAACTCTCAAGAAATCCTTCATTTTGTCTTGCGGCAAGTACGCTTGCGGGATAGGGTTCCCATTCAACTGCGCAGACGGTTCGCCATCCAAGCATTTTGCCCCCAAGTATTCCTCCACCAGCACCCGCGAAAAGAGCCAACTCATTCATGCCACCTGCCTTATCTTCTCTGCAATACGTTTGCGCAACTCGCTGAAGCTTTCGCCTGGTAGCGGATTAACCCCAACTTCCCTAGCTTTTGCCATAGTTAATTGTTCGTCGCTATACCAAGGCAACGCTGGCGGTTTCTTTTCCTGCATGTCTAATTCATCTTCCCAACGGCCTTGGTTTAACCAAGTGCTTGCATGCGGAATAAACTCTGTGCCCGTCTCTTTAAGCTTCCAGTATTTAATATGCACCGGCAAAGCTTCAAACGCAGCTTCTTGCTCGTCTTTAGTCATGCGTTCCCAAATCTTTTGAGCAACACGCTTACTTACCTTTCTTGGGTATAGCTTCCAGAATTCGTCAAAAACCATTTTTTTCTTTCAGTAATTGCTCTGTTTTTTTAATGTTGACTAAATCAGGTCTGCCGCAATCCAATATGTTTTTTATCTCGTCATCCGTCAGCCCTACCCATTCGCGTTTTGTGTAAAGCGGAATCTTTTCCATCTTCACTACTGTCGGCGTTTCCCATCGCGTAGGTTTTGCCCATTCAAGTTTACGTTCTTCGACGTTGATATTTGCTACTGGCTCGTTCATATTTCCTCCCGCTTAATATTATTAAGGCTGCTTAATCTTTACGTCAAGCATTTTCTTAACTTACTTTTATTTATTTTTGTTTCAGGCATAGGACAAGACAATTAGGTGGTACTCACCCAATTTAGCCACCTGCTTCAGTAAAGTCGTAAAGTAAAGTCTTGCAAGCTACTTGTCCCGAAGGATTGTGTTTGATTTCCAGAGGGACGAATTCGGTTCGCCTAGCCGCCACACCACCATTATTCCTCTGTTCCTGAAGTCCCCACAATAAGGCTTCGCGCTGTCTTGTCAGTAGGCGCACAGGTTTTCTTGGTAGCCGCCCCTGCAAGGCGCATTGCTTCGTGACCAGTACGGTCTAAACGCAAAAAAGCCCTTTAGTCTTGGCTCTCTGCGTGTGTGCGCACGTTCCCTTGCGGGTAGAGAACCAAAGCTGAAGGGCTTTGGAGTTTGTCAATGCGCACACATAGACAATTTGAATATAACTGTCTTTGTGTTTGCTTGCAAGAAAAAAATGCCCCAATGGTCGAAATTAGGGCATAAGCCGCCGAAGGAAGCGGTGCGAGAAATTAATACTAGTACACTAGCACTATTTGCATCATTTAGTGCGTTTTAGTGAAATTTCAGGCCAAATCCACGCATACATAGCTGGAAACATAGCTTTTCTGGTCATTAGACCTTCGCTTTTTTCCTCAATCATTGCAGCCAGATAAACCTTTTTATCGTCTGGAATGCCGTTTTTACGCCACACGCATACAGCCGGTGGGCTTATTCCAAGCCGTTTAGCTATAGCCGTTGGGCCACCTAACATATCAATTATCTGAGAATCATTCATTAACGTAGATTAACAAATAATGTTTGACAGGTCAATTAATCTAGCTTAATCTGTTTCCTGTCGTGAATTTACGGCAAACATCTAGGAGACTTTACTCATGAACGCTCAGAAATTATTAAATGACGAAGTAGAAGAACGACTTGAACAAGTTCTTTGGAAAATCGAAAAGCTGCTAGAACCCGACGAAATAAGCTTGATTCGCTGGGCTTGTGGCAAAACATCATACTCAACTAAGGATAACAAAAATGTTAATTTCAACGACTCAATCTAATAGCACCAAAGAATTTAAAAATGCACCGCCTGGTTCTCATTTAGGCAGACTTTACGAGATTGTTGACCTTGGAACCCAACAAGGCGAATGGGAAGGTAAAGCCACCTACGCTCGTAAAATGATCTTTTACTTTGAGTTACATGGCGAGGATGACAAAGGTTTACCGCTTGTCAATGACGATGGCAAGCCGCTGATCGTTACCAAATACTACAACGCAAGCCTTGGCGAAAAGGCCACGCTGCGTAAGCACTTGCAAACATGGTTAAACCTAGACTTTAACAAAATGCCTGAAGGTTTTGACCTTGAAAAACTCTTAGGCAAGTTTGCAATGATTAACGTCACCACCTATCAAAAAGACGGTAAAACTCGCGCTTCAGTTGAGGGTTTGTCTGCCGTACCTGCGATTGTTGTTAAACATGGCTTGCCAGAAGGTTTCAACGAAATATCTATGTTTACCCTTAATAAGTTTGACAGCGCAAAGTTTGACGCTTTGTCTGACGGGATTAAGAAAATGATTATGAGTTCGCCGGAGTATCGTGCGCTTACCCAACAACCAGAATCATCATCAGACGATCTTGGCAACGACGATATACCTTTCTAAGGAATGACCATGAACTGCAAAGATTGTAGATTTTGGCAAAACGATGGTCATTTCGGTGCGTGTAAACGCTACCCAATGCCACAAACAAAAGCAGCCGGAGATTGGTGCGGCGAGTTTAAGCAAATGTCTATTCCGCTTCCTGTAGTGACAGAAGAAGAACTGAAGAAATTTGCCCCTGCCATAACCATTGATGAAGTTGGCGCAATGATGAAAGCAGAAACTAAGCGAGGTCGCCCCGCAAAGGATAAATCATGAAAGCATTCCCAACCCACCGCGCCGAAGGCATGGAATTAGTAGATTACTTTGCCGCCCAAGCCCTGCCTTTAGCAATGGAGCAACTGCGCCATAACTATTCCGTAGAAATGGGCAAAAAATGGTCTTGGAACATTAACGATGCAGAAGAAATTGCGGCTATGGCTTATGCCTTGGCTTACGCAATGATGCTTGAAAGGGACGAATAATGGCTGGTCATTGGTATCGTAAAAGCGATGGAAGTCCTATGTACACAGTCATAGGCAAAAACGGTAAAGAACGCGACACAACGCTGCGCGACGCTAGGGAACATGATTTAGTGCCTTCGGTTACTACGATTATGCGGGTTGCGGCAGCACCAGGCCTTGATCTGTGGAAGCAACAGCAAGTTCTAAAAGCTGCCATTAGCGTCCCACGTTTGGAAGGCGAGAACGAAGCTGATTGGTTCAGCCGGATTATGCAGACAAGCAAAGAAACGTCTGCTGAGGCTGCTGATCGCGGTACAGACATGCACAACGTGATTGAAGATTATTTCAACAAACGTCAGCGTGAATATCCAGACTTTGCCAAAGAAACCTATTTTGCTGTTGTTAAGGAATTTGGTAGCCAGAACTGGGTTACTGAAAAGTCTTTTGCAGCCGATGGTTTTGGCGGCAAGGTTGATCTACATTGTGAAGATATTGTGATCGACTTTAAGACCAAAGAAGTCGTTGACGAAAAGACCGCAGCCTATGATGAACAACTAATGCAATTAGCAGCCTATCGAGTTGGTTTAGGGCTTCCAAACGCGCTTTGTGCCAACGTCTATGTTGACCTACAAGGCAACGTCAAGATCATCAAGCACGACGAATCAGACATACAGAAGGCCTGGCTAATGTTTAGCCACCTGCTTGCCTTCTATCGCGTCAAAAACAACATCTAGTTCCCCTTGGAAGGCTGGCTCTAACAAGCGTGCGGCTGGCCTTCTTTTTTTAAGTTATCAGTTGGGCTGTTTTAAGTTATCAATAAAGTTGTTGACAGTAAAGATTAAGCTAGATTAATATTCAACTCAGCAGCACACATAACCGACTTTACTTAGGAAAATATTATGAATTTAAATAAATACAAACTGGTTCAAGCTGTTTGCAATAACAAACGTTGTGTCTGCGACATTTATCAGTCGTATTGCTCAAAAACTGTGACTTATCAAATTGTCTAAGTTATCAAAAATAAACCGAATGAAATCCTTGCTGAATTTTTGGATTATCCAAAAGCTTTAAAAGTTTTTCAGGGCATGCCAACTCGTTAATTGACTTTACTTAGGAGAAATCATGAGTTTTAAAGACGTTCATCAAATAATTTCAGAAGCAAACACACAAAACACCGAATTACTTAGCCGCGAACTTGGCATTGAACTTGAAAACTTTGGTGCTGGCCTGTACCACGTTTCTATTTTGAAACGCAACTTTGGCTATCTGCGCGAAGATTACATTAGCTTGCGCGAGTCTTACGAAGAAATGGCTAAAGAATTAGAAAAACTACAAAAAGCTTTTGACATTCTGAAAGCAGAAAAGGCGGATTGGAAATGACTACTAATTATCCACGCCTAACCATTGCTTTCGTAATCGCACTTGCGATCTTTGCCGAAACCATTGTGGAGTACCTATTATGAGCCAACGACAAGCCATCTTAGACTGCCTCAAGAAAGGCTGGAAAAGCCCCCTAGACGCTTTAAATGAAGCCGGCACTATGAAACTAGCTACTAGAGTCGGCGAGTTCCGCAGAATGGGCTATGTTATCTTAGACAAATGGTCTGCTGACCGACGTTACAAGCTTTATAAGTTAGTCACGAAAGGATAACTATGCAACAAACAAACAACGGAATGCACTTGTCTGACAGCTACATATACACACCCGCGACAACCGACGTAACTATCCGTTGGCGCAAGCTTTACAACTGGATTCCACCGACAGAAAACCCTGATTACCAAAAGAAATGGGCGGCATTTCGTCACATGACGGTGCAAGGAATCGAGTCTATAAGGAAAAAGTGATGGAGACATTTGCCAACATTTTGTTTGTCAGCGGTCTTTTGATGGGTTTTGGCTGCTGCTTTTTGGTAGCTGCCGCAATTATGGCTGTGGTGCTTTTAGATGATTAAACGGTTTTGCACTAC